GAAAGCATCTTAGAGCGTCTAGATAACTCTATTGGAGCCCTTATCTCAGTCTACAAAGATGGAAACCCTTGGTGGCTTCCTAGCCTGTCTCAGGCGCTATTTGTGGGCGTACCTGTAGCAACTGACTGGCGTCAGACTGTTCATTTAGGCAGCGAATGGTCAATGCTTCCAGCGGCGATTGAGGCTATGACACCAGAACAAAGACTTGAATTAGCAAGACGGCAAAAAGAGTTATACACAGAAACACTACCGTCTTGGTCTAATGTCAAGGAAAATTTGGGCAACGTGTTGCTCCAAAAAACATACACAAACTAGAAGGAGGAAAAATGTCCGATACAGATATGGACTGGGTAAAAGAACAACTTACTCAGAACAAAACTAAAAAGGCTGTTGGCGACTCTGTACTCAAGTTACTAGAAGTCTGGGAACAGATTAAAGAAAAGAACAAGTCTATGAAAATCAGTAACTCAAAAGAGATTATTGATGTCTTTGGAAAACTTGCTCAAGGTCATGCTCTTGTACCTGAAGATAAGAATGAAAAATGGGTAAAGGCTCAAGCGGGAGCGCTCAAAGTGGCTGATACTGTAAGAGTATCTTTTGACGCTTTTGATGATGAATCTGGTAAAGCAAAGATGAATGGTCGCAGAGGTAAAGTTGTTGGAGTTCGTTATGGAGACATCATTGTTAAGACAACCGATGGTAAAACTCCTATTCTGGATGGAACACACTTCAAGCCAGAAAATTTAGAAAAACTGGTATAGCAATGAACTCTATGACTTACAAGTTTAGTTTTCTTGCTGATAACAGGGAAGAAGTACTCAGCACAATTAAGGAAAAGATTTCTTCATTTGTAGACAACGACTCCGAAGACCCGCTAAGGTATGTCAACTACGAAACAACGGTCACTGACGCAGAAAAAAGCAAAAGTTATCTAGTAGAAGTTACAGCGAGGATAAAAAATGACAACAGATAGTTCTTTACCAGAACAAAATCCTTTACGGGTTGAAGCCCTTAGAGAAGCAGCAAAGATTATTTCTAGTGACCGCAATAAACAATATGGCGCACCTGAAGATAATTTTGAAAGAACAGCAAAGATTTGGTCCGTAATTCTTGGAATTCCCATAAGTAATGAAGACGTTGCGATGATGATGGTAGGGCTAAAAGTTGCCCGCTACGCATCTAAGTCTGGATATCAACCTGACACATGGATTGATATTGCTGGCTACGCAGGTTGCGGTTATGAAGTAGGAGCGCTTGAAAACAAAAATAAGTAATCAAATGCTTGGGAAGGGTATTTTGTGGCTAAGGAGCCTTGGACTTTTAATCAACCGCTGTGTGCTGAAGTTGGAGCAAGTTTCTTTTACTTAGAGGACAAAGATGATAGGTCTGACCTACCATCTGTTGCTGACTATGCAGTAGCAAAGCAATTATGTAATTCTTGTGTTCACGTCTCTGAATGTGGAGAGTGGGCCATAAAGTATGAATCTTTTGGCTTTTGGGGAGGACTTACCCCTGAGGACAGGAACGCCATTAGAAGACGCAAAGGGATTGTTGTTGATGCTTTGACAACAAATCTAGGATACTAAAAGGAACTAGAATTGATCTATGGCAGCCGAACCTGTTCAAGTACCTATGGCAGTATGCGAGATGTGCTGGCTAGATGAGCACTCTCGTTGGGAACCAGAGAGTATGAATGAATCTGGAAGTATCCTTATGAAATTGATTGGGGTAGATAGTCCAGAGATTGTAAACCACGGGTCTGTTGAAATATGTTGTATGTGTGGGACAGTTACCATTGCTGGTATCTATACTTTGGTAGACCCACAGACCGTGTACTTTTTTGGTGAAGACTCAGCAAAGAACTTTGAGTTCAATTTAGATAATGTTATAGACGACGAATAGTTAGGGTAGTTGTGGCAAAAGACGCAAGACCAGGACAAGAGTTATGGATTGAGTGGGACGGCTCCGGGTATTCTTTCCAAAACTCTGACTCAGTTGTGTATTACACCGTTGAGCATATTGATATAGAAAATGAATTAGTCAAACGTGCACTAGCCTCTGCCCTTCAACGAGATGGGGTCTGCGACGGCCTAGGAGATGCTTTTAAGGCAGTAGATAAGGGAATTGTTAGTAGTGGGTGGGCTGGAGTTTTAGAAGCAGATTTTGAATTGATTGCTTGCGATGAACTTGGCGAAAGTGATTATGGTGATATATTAGAAAACATTCAACCAGTAACTTGGGTGGAAATAGACAAATAAAGTAATAGTGTGTTTAGTCGATAGTTTTATACACTATTAGTGTAGAGTTATCTATGTGTGGAAACCAGTAAATAATCTAGAGTGGCAACGCAATGCCCTATGCGCTCTTCCTGAAAATCGGACATACATAGACCACTTTTTCTCCCAAGATTTCTCTCAAAAATATACGGCTAAGAACCTTTGCTTCTCCTGCCCTGTGCGTTCACAGTGCTTACAGTGGGCTCTTGAGCATCGTCAAATATGGGGAATCTGGGGAGGAAAAGATGAAGTGGAAATTCGCAGAGCGCTGTCTGTTTCATATTTAGGAGAAGAAACTAGACGACGCAGGTTCCCAAATTGTCCATACTGCACTGCACGACCAAACAAACTAGAAACTTCTGTTGCTCAATTAGATACAACGGGGCGTTGGACTACAGCAAAAATTGTTACTTGTACTGAGTGCGGTTTTGCTTGGAGAAGTCGCACGAGTGCGAACGCAGTTGATGCTTACAAAGTAGAGCGAGCAGAAAAACTTGCTAAACAACAAAAGGAAAAACTAAAGAAGAACCGTAAGCCTAGGAAATCTTCTTCAACCAAACCTGTTGATTAGCCTCAAGGAGCGATGTCTTGTTCCAATGAGCAACTCTAAAAGCATCTACACCAGCCTGAGGTCTATCTTTTACTGGTAGATGAGCGCCCCATCTGTAATCATCAAAAGCAAGAATTCCATTTACTTTTAGACAGTCGTACCCGTGAATTCCATCTTTAAGAACAGCCATTGCTGTGTGGTCAGCATCTACATAAACAAAGTCAAATTGTTTGTTGTTAGATGCAAAAAACTCATTTGTAGTCATCTTCTTCTTAAATAATCTTGACTCAGATAGCCACTGAGAGTTCTTTTGATCGTAAACAGACTCAACGCTTTGCCAGTTCATCTGCTTGTGTTCTTCTTCGTCAGAGCCTTCCCACGTATCAACATCTGTAAGAGTTGATTCTGGGTGAGTAAGAACATTCTCAAAGAGCCACTTGGTGGCATCTCCTGTGTAGGCTCCTAGTTGAAGAAAATCTACTTTTACATCTTTGAACTTAGATAGGTGAGATGCAAAGTTTTGAGAAGCACCGTTAGTAGTAAACCAGTTTGGATAGTCATTAGTTGTCATTTAGTTTTGCCTCACAGAAGGATAGGTTTGCTTTGAGTCTTTCTTTTTCTGTATCTGGACCAATCTCTAAAGCCTTCACAGCATTATCATATGCTTGACTGTACATACCTAAGTTATAAGCAGAAATTGATGCCATGTCATAAGGAGTGTATCCCCACGCTTCAGCCTCGCAAAGATATTCAAGGGGCTTTTCTTTTATTGCTAAAGCAGCAGTTGACTGCTCGTAGCAAAGTTTCCAATTTCCATTAGCGTAGTAATACTTAGCCAAATCAACGTGCGGCTCACGTCTTCCTGGAGATTCTCGTGCGGCTAAGGTAAACCACAACTCGGCTTCTTCTTTATTTATCTTGCCTAAGTAGCGCATAGATGCGGCACGCTCTGGTGCCCATCTGGCATTAGGTAGAGATAGATGGCGTTTGAACTCTGCTGTTGCTTCTACATATTTGTTATAGAAAAATAACTCTCTTGCGTAGTAGAAAGTATTTCTGTCATCACTTGGGTCTTCATCGACAGATGCCTTGAGTAGACCTAAATATTGGCCACGAGACTTTGTGTTGTCAGCATGGTGTTCCATAGTCGCTTGAGTCCAAAATTGTTTTTCAACTATGCGGTCTGGGGTTAGAACTTCGTGTACTGGATTCTTCCAGCGGTAGCCTTGACGAGCATGAATTTTATCTCCACCAAAAGTAAGTCCAGGAGTTCCGTCTGGGTTCCAATTCCAAATATAGTTATAACGTGGACGAGTTGCGCCATCAGCAAATGCTTTCTCAAGTTCAGCACGCCAACCTGGAAGCATAATTTCATCCATATCTAGCGGGATGCAGTAGTCCATATCAGGTGGCACAAGGGTAAGAGATGCGTTGCGGGCTACATCAAAGCGCCAAGGCTTTACCCAAATCGAAACAACATTAATACCTAACGCTCTGGCTTTTTCAACCGTACCATCCGTTGAGCCCGTGTCAGCAATAAGCAGGTAGTCTGCCTCGTCTTTTACAGAATTGTACCAAGTCTCAACGAACTGCTCTTCGTTGAGAGCGATTGTATACACTGCTACTTTCATTTATGACCCCTTTACTAGTCCTACAATTACTAATATTACTCGTATAAATACATTTCCTCTGGATCAACCCAAATTTCATTTTGAGAGTAAGGAATGCTAAGTTCGTTTAGTCTCTTTTTTAATCTTTCTTGCGCCCCTTTTCCATAAAATGTTTCCCATTTCATGGTATCTATACCTTTAGCCTCAACGTTGTGAGTAACTAAATAAAACTCTGCATAAGGACACCATGCAGCATACACACCCCATCCGCCACCTGCTTGCCATAAAATTTCCCAAATGTCAACATCTTCTACCTGCATTTCTCTTGCATAGTCCCATTTGGGGTTTGGGGGTAGAATTAAAGTATCAGAATTCATCCAATTAGGGTCAAAATACTCTGGCTCCCAGGGTGCTTTAAGGATGCTGTGAGTTGTTCTAAAAAAAGGCATAGAGTCACTATACCAAAATAAAGACACTCTTATGTAATAAAACTCTGTATTTTATACATAAAGTGATACTATTGAAGCAAGGAAAAGGAGAAAAAATGACAATTGGTAGATTTTTTCCAGGGGATTTACAGCCCACTACGACGGTTGCTGGTTGTATAGATATTTATGAGAATGCTTGGCCTGACCCTGAAAAGACAATAGAGATGGTTGAGAGTCAAGTAAACACTGCTGGTTCAGGGATTTTTTGGAGTAAGGCAACAACTATAGGTTTTGGTAAAAATCAAAATGCAAGAACTAATTTACATATGGGTGTAAGTTATTTTGCTAGGGAAACTGGAAGTCCAGTTATGGAACATATTCACAATCAGATGTATGTTTTACTTATGGCTTCTTTAGAAGGGTATCGTAAAAGATACGGAATACAAGAGCAACTTTGGCACGAAGATTACAATATGTTGAAATATAAAGGCGGGACTGAATATAAGGCTCACTATGACGGAGACACATCTACTCGTAGGTCGGTCTCAGCAATCATATATCTTAATAAAGATTATGAGGGCGGTCATGTAGAGTTCACTAATTTTGGAATAAAAATTAAACCTGAACCAGGAATGCTTTTACTGTTTCCATCAAACTACGCATATACTCATATTGCTCACCCTGTGGTTAGTGGAACTAAGTATGCTTTAGTAACTTGGACTCAAGACCAACCAATGCAGATGTAGGAGATACAATGATAAAAATACATAAAACAGCAAGTACTTCAGTTCCTGCTTTTACTAAAGATAGATATGTTGCTGTAAATTCAGGGCTACCTAAAGAAACTGTTGACTTAGTTACGCAATACGCTCTTTTTGATGAAATCCAAAGATACAGTCCTGAAGCAGAAGGGCTACAAGTCCCTGGTGCTCATAGTAAGTATGCTGACCCGTTAATGGAAACATTGCTTTTATCTCTTCATCCTACTATTGAAAAGTACACTGGATTGAAGTTGTTCCCAACCTATTCGTATTATCGTGTGTACCATCCTGGAGATAAATTAGACCATCATCTTGATAGACCCTCTTGTGAAGTTTCTTTAACTATTTCTTTCGAGTATGACTATAAAAATAAAAAAGGATATACGTGGCCTATTTATATAGATGGAACTCCAATTTCGCTTAAGCCTGGAGAGATGGCTATATATCGCGGCTGTGAACTAGACCATTGGCGTGACCCTTTTGATGCTCCAGAGGGCTCTTTTCATGTTCAAGCATTTCTTCATTATGTAGATGTAAATGGTCCAAACGCATCTTTTAAGTATGATGGTAGAGAGTCAGTAGGAACTATTAACAAAAATACTTCTACAACTCAGAGTTCTGTTACGCAACGGGCTTCCAACAAAAGTTACATTGAATACACAAATTAATCTAATCAGTAGTCAGTACTAGATATGATTGTTGTTGGGGTTAGTAGATTCCATAATGCTTCAGTATGCCTTATTAAAGATGGAGAAATTCTTTTTTATATAGACAATGAAAGACTTTCTAACATTAAGTATGACTGGTATCCCTTCCTTGCTCTATCAAAAATAAAAGACTATGTAGACCATGTAGATGTAGTTGCAATTGCTGGAGTCGGGCCTTTAGTTCCTGGAGAGTATTTTGAAGACACAGATATTTACACTACATTTATCCGTAGACTTGGTAAAACATTTTTTAATAATAATATAAAAGTTTATAACTACAGTATGGAGCATCATCTTACTCACGCTGCATCTTCTTTTTATTCTTCTGGCTTTTCAGAGTCACTATGTATAGTAAAAGACGGAATGGGTTCAGAGGTATATTTAGACAGTCCTATTTTTCAAAAAGGAACTTTTGGTAGACAGATAATGTCTGTTTTTTCTTCTTCGTACCCAAATAACTTTACAAAATTATATGAAGAAGTTGCAGTTTCGTTTGATACAGAACCGATTACTGTAGGTAAGACAACTGTAGTAAATAATTATGGAGAAGCCTTAGCGTTTGAGGATGCTGCTAAGACTTTTGGATTCCATGGCTTAGATGCGGGAAAAGTTATGGGTATGTCTTCATATGGAAAAGAAAGTAAAAATATACCACCTATCTATGTAGACGGAAGAATAAATAAAAATTTATTTGTATATGATAAATCTTCACTGAAAAAAAGAAAAATAAATTACACTAAGTTAAAATCTTTTCAAGATAAAGCAGATTTTTCTTATAAACTACAAAAAGAAACGCAAAGTGAAGTAAAAAAACAAATTCTTGAGTGGTATGAAAAAACAAATATTAAAAATATTTGTTTGTCAGGTGGGTTCTTCCTTAACTGCGTTGCTAACTACGAATATCTTTTAGATTTACCTAAAGAGATAAATTTATATATTGAACCTATTTCTGGTGATTCTGGGACTGCTTTAGGTGCTGCAAAACTTGCTTGGCACTCAGAAACAAAAAGTACAAATATCCAAAAACAAAAATCTTTATACTATGGTCCAAACTATAATTATGACAAAAAATACGTAGAAAAAGTTGCTACACAAAACACTATACAAAAAAATGTATCTTCAAGTTATGTAGCAAAGTTGTTGTCAGAAGAAAAAATTGTTGCTATATATCAAGGGTCTTCCGAGGCTGGCCCAAGGGCACTAGGTAACAGAAGTATTCTTTTTGACCCTCGTGTCATTGATGGAAAAGACAAAGTTAATGTAGTAAAAAATAGAGAGTGGTTTAGGCCGTTTGCTGGATCTGTTTTAGTTGAAAAAGCCAAAGAATGGTTTGATATGAGAGGTTTAGAAGAGTCTCCATTTATGATGTATGCCGTAAATGTTTTAGAAGATAAAAAGTTATTTATACCTGCAATAACCCATGTTGATGGTACTTGTAGAGTACAAACAGTGTCTAAAGAACAAAATAAAAACTTTTATAAACTTATTGAAGAATTTTATAAAATAACAAACGTTCCAATAGTTTTTAACACTTCTTTTAATCTTGCTGGAGACTGTATAGTAGAAACTATTGAAGATGCTATTAGCACCCTCAATAGTTCTAAAATAGACTACTTATACTTACCAGAACTTAATTATTTAATTTCTTAGACAGGATAACGAATAATAACTACGCCGTGACCTCCAGCACCACCAGCGCCACCACTAAGAGGAGCAACTGATGTTGTACCTTGGCCACCACCACCGCCTCCACCTAAACCATTTGTTCCTGCATAGCCATCATTTGGGGTAGTGCCATTAAAAAATCCACCAGCGCCTCCACCAAAACCAACTGAAGCAGCACCATTTGTGTGAGAGGGTCCTCCTCCACCAGCAGAACCTCCGCCAGCATAGCCAACAGAAGAGCCAGAAATTGAACTATTTAGCCCTACTCCACCTGTTCCAGCACGAGCAGAACCACCAGCAGCACCTGCACCACCCGCACCGCCACCGCCAGAACCTGTAAATGGAGGAGACTGGTTATTGTCTCCGCCTTTGTTTCCATAACCTGTTCCACCACCACTTGGGCCTTGTGTAGCGTTTCCACCAGGAGCAGCAGGAAGTGAACCTCCGCCCCCGCCACCTCCACCAGAGCCACCAGGTAAACCAAAAGCAATTGGACCGCCAGGACCACAGCCGCCACCACCGCCACCTAATGCAGTGATGCTATTAAATGTAGAATTTCCACCGTTATTGCCAGGCGCTTGGGTATTTCCAGCAGTAAATGCAGCACCAACACCAACACCCACCGTGTAGGCTTGAGCAGTTACAGCACTTGAAGTATGTAAAACTAATCCACCAGCACCAGCACCAGCACCACCATCTGATCCAGCGCCGTTTGCTCCAGCGTTTCTAGACCCACCTGAGCCACCACCAGCCAGAACTAATACCTCAACGTTGCCAGCACCGCCAGCAGCAAATGTTTGGTCTGCTCCTGTGTAGTTAAAAGTGTGAATACGATAGCCACCAGCAGTTGTGATTGTTCCACCAGTTGAGGTAAGAAGACTTCCTGCCCTACCTCCACGGCTTTGAGGTCCGTATGCACCTCTTACGCTACTAATAAATGGCATCGTCTTTTTTTCTCTCTCTCTTTATATAAAATCTAGTTATCTAGTGCTTAAACAGGATAACGAATAATAACTACGCCGTGACCTCCAGCACCACCAGCGCCACCACTTTCTGGCGCTGCACCAGCACCTCCACCGCCACCACCACCTAAGCCGTTAGTTGCATTAGCACCATTCATTTGTCCAGTGTTATTGTTAAGCAAACCACCAGCACCACCACCACCAGGGCCACCAGAGCCACCAGCAACACTGTTACTAGAGCCTCCACCGCCACCGCCACCACCAGCATAGGTAATTGAAGAGCCAGAAATAGAAGATGCTAAACCAGAACCTCCAGGAGCAACACGACCAGAACCACCAGCAGCACCAGCAGAACTTGCACCGCCTCCTCCAGAACCAGAATAAGGTGGAACCTGACTGTTGTCTCCGCCTTTGTTTCCATAACCTGTTCCACCACCACTTGGGCCTTGTGTAGCGTTTCCGCCAGGTGCCGCAGGCGTTGACCCACCGCCGCCGCCTCCACCACCAGAACCGCCAGGTCCACCAAAAGCAACTGGACCTCCAGGCCCACAGCCGCCATACCCACCGCCCAAGGCAGTAATGCTATTAAATGTAGAGTTTCCGCCATTGTTTCCAGGCGATTGAGTATTTCCAGCAGTGAACAATGCACCAGCACCTACGCCAACTGTGTAGGCTTGAACAGTTACAGCACTT